ATGATTTACATAATTATTTATATCGGATTTTATACGATCATGCTTGCATGGGGCCGTCAACTGGCCAAAAACGTGAATTCCAAAAATCTAAATCCACGTGCTCATGAGTAAAGTCTATCGTTTCCAACGCATTGAACAGGCGTATTCACGTGCGCTGGCGAATCCGGATAATCAATCAATCCAAAGGGATTGTTTATCGTCGGTATTTCGGGATGCTCAGCTGGTGGGAATCACCTTGTCGGAGCTTGTATCTTTCTTCCAAAACAAAGAGGTCAGTCCACCTGCTGAGTCCTCTCACTTCATTGACTCTCCTATTTTCAAATGTCCCGTTTGTTCGCGTGGCTTCAAGACACAAGCCGCCCTGAGCGCTCATGGGCCTGCACGCTGTGCACAAAAGAAGAAGGGAGGTGTTAGCCATGCCTAGACAACGACTTTGGTTTGAATCTCGATACAGCTGGGGAACCCACATCTACGTGGAACTGATGGAGATAGAAGCTTCGGACGGAATGCCCCGACAGGAAACTCAGCTCTTAGCTTCGGTCTATCAGAACAAAAAAACTTTTGAAGCCGTAATCCGACGACCAGAAGATGATGAGTTCTTACCCGGCTTTTCGAGCCTGGAAGCAGCGCAGACTGCTGTTTGCAACATTCTGAGTAAAAATCCGCCAAATCATGCCACATACAGACAACTACTATGAAGCACGAAAGCAAAACAATCGGGCAAAGCAGAACATGGGCTTCCGCTTTGTGCAGGCAATTAGAGGACTTTTCCGGCTCAGAAGCATCAGCAAGGCTTTTCGTTTTTTGGGAATGGGCCGTACGGGAATCAAAAGATAAACCCATTTGGCAGGTTTACTCCCGCTGGGGATGCAGTAAAACCAGGCTCAAAGCAAAACGGGATGCAGCGTTGAGAGACTACCTAGAAAGAAAGTGAGAGATAGATAATGGGTTACTAATGAAGTCTGCCTGCTTACTCAGGCATGGAGAAAGCTGCTGGTGCCCTCGTGTTGGTGCGGGGCCGGGTTCGATTCCCGGAGTTTTCACAGGGTAGGGCTGAGATTCCTGCAAACCTTTGACTTCATGCCGGCTAACGACCGGCATGAGGGCTGGGTAAAGTATGTATAATTAAATCTGATCGACTTTGTTACCACGAATAGAAAATGGAGAAGCCTTCTCACGGTTTCTGACACTGTATCGACAGCACAATGCCAACTGTCCGACGTATACGCTCACACGTACACGGAAAACGGCTGATGGGCGTATCTACCATCAGGAAATTATGCGCAAATCCGGTACGATTACCGAGTCTGTCAAGACTACCTTTTACATGGTTTTAAGGCAGTATGTGGACTCCTATAATCGGATTGCATCTACCATGCCTGCGGGGATGTATACACAGGAAGATCCGCCAAGTATGCTAACAAATTGCGTGCGTATGGGTGAATTATGCGATTGCTCGGATCGGACAGTCAGAAATCATTTGAACAGACTGCGGAGCCTGGGGGTCGTAAGGACAAAGTTTCATGGATCAAAACATGATTTTGAGCTGTGGATAAGTAAGGAAATCTTATTTGGTGGCGAAGGTGAAGAAGCCGCCAAACCGCTCAAAAAAGTGCCCAATTCGCCGCTTCCAGAAGGGTTTTCTAAAATTTTTCCGCATAGTAATACCCACAGAGAATTTATCGAAAAAGAAAATGGGAATGCGGATTTTGTTAATTGTGGATACGGAGAGAACGATTACAGAGAGAGGGGTCGGGCAGAGACAGGAGATTCCCTCAATGAAATGCTGCCGAATGAGCCGACTGGGCAGGAACAGAGAAAAATGATTGGGGGGGCGGGCGGCGCAAAGATCGCCAAGCCAGCAATACCGCAGGTACGATTACCACAACTCCCAAAACAGTATCTCGAACTATTGATGGAGTTTTGGCTTTATGCCTGGCGGGTGATTTATCCCGGTCGGGATTTTAGCCGGGATGAGCAGGAAAAGGCACTTTTGGCCATTGCGGCTGGGGTTTATCGGCAATTTTCGGAAGAACGAACGCCAAGAGAATGGGTTGACTTTCAGACTCGGCAGCTGGAAAAGCTGGACAAAGCAGCCAAATATTACGACAATCACCCGGAAGCCTACCGACCAGATCCATTTGCAGTGCACGTGCCGGGTCGTGGATATTTTGATGCAGAAAATTTACAAGGGTTTACAGGATTAGAAGCCTGGATGAAGCGCGACGAAGTCAAAGGTGCTCACCGGAAACAAGCTTATGCAGAGACTCGGGAGAAAGTACAAAAACGAGCAGAAGCCTTGCTTCGTACAGCCAGACGCGATTTTGAGAAGCTTCGACTCGAAGTAAAACCTCGTAAAGAGGTGGCCCATATGAATCAGATTTCACTCTTTCAATATTACCGTACCTCTTTTGAAGGCCTAGGCAAAACTTGGACAGATAAATTTTGCAAGCAATACCTGGATCAGCAGGCTGCCGATTTTCAACCACCAAAGTATTACAAGTCTCGCAAAACCAGACGTCAGGCCGGAGAAATGACGCCGGAGGTGATCATTGAGGTAGAGAGCTGGATGCAAGAAGGCGAAGGCTGGTATTCAGAAATTTAATTTTCAACCATTTTACAAAACCCATCATGATTAGAGGAAGACAACAGTATGGCCAGAAACAACGTAAGCCACTGACCGATGAGAAACGCCAGCAAATGATAAATGAAAGCCGGGCCTGCATGGTAGTTCAGTTTCATAACAACCCGAAGCAAATGAAAATGTGGTCGAAGTGCAATCAGCGTAAGCACCGGAACATTGGGGATGCCATCAACTACCTGATGTGGCTGGTTAATGAATACAAAAATTGGAAGGGATGCGTATGCTCTGCGGCCATTTTTGATACCCGGGCTACCAAAAACACCGGAGCGGAGAACAAAATTTATCAATTTGAGCGTGGCCATTGGGTTCTGGAAAGCTCGAATATCAGCTGGTAAGGTCATGGAACCCATTAAAATTAAACTGACCTATTGGGAGCTAGTCCACCTTCGGGACTATCTTTTCCAGGCTTTTCAGATCGCTAGAAACCCACAAGCACGTGAGGAACTGATTGTGCTGGCAGAATTTCTACCCAAAGCTGAGCAACAGCTGATCACCGCTGGCAGACGCAGCCGCTCCAAGGCATACCTCTTTACTCTACCCCTTTCTGTCGCCCGAATTCTTCATCGGCGTTGGCAGCAGCAGCCGATCACAGCGGAAATGCAAATGATTCTGAATGCCCTTGATTATGAGTTGACTCGGTGTGGGATGAAATCTGCTACTGGTAGATTACAGCTTCTTTAAAGCTAAAAATAAAAATATTCGCTCTACTAAGAGTAGAAGGTTTGCGGTTTATGTATATTTAGAAAGTATACATGAAATATACCTTTCAATAGAGAATTCGGAAAATTTTTAGAATATATATCATAAATAGTTTAGCTTTTGGAAAAGTTACATATAGAATATCTAAAAACAGACTCGATAGAGGAAGAATTTGAAATTGAAAATTTTTGGATTAATATTAGAAAAGAAATTTACAGTATACATGAGGACGACTCTCTTGTATATTTTAATATTAGGAGGGGTCATGCATCTGCCTATTTAGGAGAATATGCAGGAATATTTTTTCAAGTGCTAATTACTATATTACCCCTATTAGAGCCGACATTATTTTTATGGAAAAAAATTAATGATCATATAAAAATCAAGAGAGAAGAAGGCAAGATAATCAGAGTACTAAATTTATCTCTTTTAGAAAATCTATGTAAATATGATTTAATCATTAATAAAAAAGTAAAGAATGCAGAATTGATAAAATCAGAAAAATTAATTGATAAAAATATAATTGGAGATGACTTAGATATAGATTTTCCATATGAAGAAACTCTTAACAAAGTAAATTGCGCTAAGATTGAATTTGAAAATAAAAAATACCAATTTTTATATATTATATCCTCTGATGGGGAAATTTCAAATTTTGAAAGAAAAAAAATCGATTTCCATTAAAGCAGTACAAGTACTAAATAAATATTTCCAGAAATTAAGAAAAAAAAATGACTAATCAATTAGAAGTAAGCAATCTCCTTAATCCCATCATTGAAACATACAAAGCAATTAGTGATGAAATGAAAGCCCTATTTGAGTTTGGGCTTGATGATTACCTTAATACACAAACCGAAAAATATTATTTTACATATACCTTCATTCATCGTGGCGAAAAAGTAAGGTTTAATGATATTTATTTTCCTGTGAAATCTAAGTACAAAAATCTTATAACTTCATTCGAAAATATTGAAAGTATATTCGAAGAATATAATAAAATCACGATTATTGGCTCGGCAGGAAGCGGAAAGACTACATTAGTAAGACATATTTTCCTTAACGCTTTAAAAACTTCTAAAAAAATACCAGTTTTAATCGAATTAAGGAATCTTAATGAATTTAATGGGCAATTTGAAGATTTACTTATAAATAAAATCCTCAAAACCAAAGTAATGCCTAGTAAACTAATATTTAATCGTGCCATTGAAAGTGGAAAATTCTTGTTTTTATTTGATGGTTATGATGAAATATATTCCGACAAAAAACAAGAAATAAATAGACAAATAGAACTGTTTGTGGATTCCTATCCTAAAAATTATTTCTTAATATCAACTAGACCAGGCAGTGGGATAGAAAATTTTCCGAGGTTTAATGATTTTAGGATGCAAAACTTGAATGATAAGGATGTTTCTGGATTTATAGAAAAAATTGTTGATAATAACGAGAGGAAACATCGTATAAGAAAAAATGCATTTGATCCTCAAAATAGTAATTATATACAATATTTACGAAATCCACTTCTTCTTTCAATGTTTATAATGGCATTTGAAAATCATCCAGAAATTCCAAATCGTAAAAGTTCATTTTACAGAAATGTATTCGACACTTTATATTCAAAGCATGATGGTATCACAAAAAATAGTTTTCCAAGGGAAAAAAAGACTAAACTACAAAGAGATGAATTTGAAGAAATTTTATCTATATTTTCATATTTAACACTGTATGAAGGAAAATATTCATTTACATTAGAATACCTGTCAGATTTAATTTTAAAAATACAAAAAATAACAGACCTTTCTTTTACAGTAGAAAATTTGATTTACGATCTACATACTTCCATTTCAATATTGATTTTGGATGGATTTGAATATTATTTTCCACATAAATCCATCCAAGAATACTTTGCTGCATTGTTTATTAGTAAACTACAAATAAATAAAAAACAAAAAGCTTATGATAATCTATCAAAAGCTTTAGAATATTCTAGTAACGATTTTAGTTTTAATTTTTGGAGCTTATGTAAAGAACTAGATGAAACAACATTCATTTCTTATTATTTGACACCTAAGTTAAATGATATTTATCTTAAGTTGGAAGGGAAAATAGGAAAAGAACTTTTAGAAGCATATTTTAATATAATAGGACCATCATTAATGATTGTAAGTCCTGATAATAAACATATCTCAGAATTTAAAATATATAGATTTGCGTCATTTAACAATTCAATTCTTGAATTTTGTAAAGCTTACAACTATGATGAAATTTGGTCTTTTCCAACAATTGCAAATATTAATGAAGAGTTACTCAATATTCAGAAAAAAAGAAAATTCACTAATTCAGGAACGGAAGATTTTGGCGAATTTATGTACGATAAAGAAGTAATTGATCTCTTTATTAAACATGGGTTTAATGAAAAAGTTGAAAAAATAAAAAATCAAATTATCGAAATAATTAATAAATGGGAGGCAGATGTAAATAGGAAAAATAGTTTTATTGATATACTACTTGATGAGTAATAGATATTTTTGAAAATTATGTGAATCAATTGAATATTAATTTCAATTCCCCTAGTAAAATTAAAACGATAGACATGATTATAACTAAACTTATACTAAAATAGCAAATTTTCAAATAATCAACTCTCCGAAATCCCACCCCAACACCTTTCCCCAAATCTTCGTATTTTTAACATAAAGAAAATTCCCCGTGTGGGCGACACGGGGAATTGATGTCTTCAACCGATCAGGCGATGACATGGAATTAGGAATTGGCACCTCTAATATAACGTAAGTCACACAATTTTCCTGTTTTCGCCGCATGAAATTGCTTATTCCCGTAGAACCCCATGTATTTGAGTTTTTGACCTCGCCCGAGCTTCACGGGCCGCCGCCTTTGTCTGTCCGGAAAGATAGCATGATCGGGCTGCTGATCATTATGCTTGCCAGCAAAGGACCCACCGAACTAAGTAAGTTTTACGAAGATCGGCTAGATCCTCGCGAAATCGAAAATCCTAAGTGGCTAGAAGTGGTAACTGAGTTCCCACTTCGGGAGGAGTTTGTAATGGAAGACAATCTGCTCTATGTTGGCAATGCCCTGTCGATGTTGTTTGATACCAACGCTCTGTTTTTTACGATGGGCTACATGCGCCGAAACGGAAGTGAGCGTGGCGGCTTCTTTGAATTTTACCGCCGCTTTGCCATGCAGGACGACCCTGACAAGCAGGAAGCGCTGCGAGCGATGAGCAAACGGTTTCGTGCGAAAACTCGCAATCTGCCAACACAAAAAGCGTCCCAATTTAGCCAATAATCGTCCAGAGCCACTGAAAGAGTGTCCCAAAAACTTACTTTTTGTCCCATTTTGAAATGATCATCCAACAAGCAAATTTAGGGGGGTATTCTGCCCCAAATGTGGGGTATATACGACAACTTTTTTTACTGGATATAGAGGAATGCGTATCCGTTCTTGATCCAATCAGAAACCAATTTGCCGGAAGTACGCCGGGGATCATTCCAATTGGCGGAATTACGGTGATCCTGGGAGCGATACTACATCGGATGGCTTTCCCTCCAAAAGGCTGCACGATGTCTATCAACTATGCAGGATTAGCGTGTAGCTATGCTCTATCCTATGACTTACCAGGAACAGACGTCAGCCTGATGAATTTTTATAGTACTGCTAAAAATCGGCAGTACTTGTGCCTGATTGAAGATAACAACGGTCGCTGCTACCTGATCGGGAATGAAGAGCGAGGTTTACGACTGAGCCTGGCACAAAGCATAAGTGCAGCAGCAAATTCAAACCTGAGTCTGAGCGGACAGCTCAATGTTCCGCCGTTTCAACTCTTGCTGACCAATGGTCTCGTCCTTGCGGATGTATTTCCGGAAAGCGAATTTTCGATTGGATTCAGTTTAGACTTTAACGCATAACACCGATATAGATGCCTTATTTCAGCAATCTCCAACAATATATAGATAGTATCACGGCCAGGCTCACGAAGCCTAAACGTGGTGTGGGTGGTTCGGAGGGTGTAGTGGCAGCTGACATGCTTGATGCCCTTTCTGACGTCGGAAAATGGGCGGATGACATTCGGGTACATGCCAACGGTTTGTTGGCAGATTATCCCAACCGGTTCAGCAGTTTGCAGACCACCATCTATATTAACCCATTAACGGGTAATGATGCAAACCCCGGAACTTCCGGCTCCCCCATTGCTTCCCTGCATAGATTGGCGGCAATCGTATCCGACAAATTCAATTTGGTCATTGTACAAATCCAGGGCGGAGTAATCGAAGTAACCCAGGACGTGATGATCAATGTACCGTTCATTGCTTTTGCATTCAATGCCGGTACTGGACTGTATTTCCGGAAGAAAACGTTTGGATCTGGACCCACTGCCTATGAACAGCCCTATAAACTGAGTCTATTCTGTCTGAATGCCATGTTTACACCTAACTCCGGCGTTCCGACCCTTCAAACTGAAAACTGTAATCCGGTAGGTGGTGCCAACCTCACTTCCTATATGTTGGCTCAGGGAACAATCAATTTGGTGCAACGCGGTGCCCAGGCATGGATGAGTTATACCAAACAGAATATTTCCATTCGGGGGTTGAATCTGCTTGTTGGAAACAATACCATTATGTTCTCAGGAACAAATTCGGGCAGTGTAATTTACAATCCGCTGGGCGGAGACTCGAACTATACCCGGAACAGTGGTACTGTTACACTTGGAGAAAATGCTTTTGAACAGGTTAATTTTCTGGACAAAGCTGTCTTCACACTCAATGGTCGGATAGTGATCTGTAAGCAGTCGATGAATGACATTGAGATCACCTTTCCTATTACCTTTCCGGGTGATGGTTCAAATGCTAAGGTGGCTTATGTTGAGTTCCTGCCAGGTATGGGCATTTATTGCGATCTGGAAATGACGGTAGGATCTGGCTTTGGCGTTGGCTGGGTCATGCAGAAAATGGTTACGAAGCATTTTTCATTTTACTCAGCAGCGGTTGGTAGTCAGTCGAGTATAAGACAGACTAAAGTAGTGGCATACAGAAATACCGGAGGAGCGAGCAGCTTTACAGCCATTATTGGTGCAGCAACTCCGGGGGCAGCCGTTGAGAATGTAAAAATCCCTATTCAACGCCCAGCTAATATTTATACCAATCACTTTTGGGTGACACTAAAATTTACTGGAAACTCAATTAGTTCAGCAGTTTCAATTGCTCGGAACATTGTCAATTTCCTGAAAATTAATGATCCGGTAAACGACACCTCTCCGCAGTATGAGAATGTGGACAGCACGCCGCAGACGCTGATGTTGAAAGCGGGAGATACTTACACGATCAACCGTCCCTTTCCCTTCTATTATACGATTTTGCATAAAGATGCGGCTTGTACGGTAGGAAGCACAACGCTTTCAACCTCGGTGATCAATGCCGCCAATACGAGTTTCAGCCTGCCTTTAACTGGATCAGGCTTTTGTACCATCCAAATAACTCCCTGGACGTAATGAAAATTTCAAATCACCCTGACGCTCCTTCGGTTGAGCGCTTTGTAGAAATATTGGCGCGGGTAGACATGCCTACTGAACGCCGGGGCTCGTATACTTTGCGCATTTCGCACGTGAAAAATGGAGCGCCCTGGTACGGCATTGAGTCGCCGACGATCAACCGCACGGTTGAAACGAGTGATGATAAGTTGGTCGATTCGTTAACAGGTGCTCGCGTTTATCCAGATCCTGAAGGAGCCACTCCCGAAGGAGCCGTTGGCGAATACTCATTTTTGGCAGCGTTTGTCCCCAGAAATCCTGAATCGGGTGAAGCCCTGGCTCTTCCGTTGGGTCAGGTACATCAGATCCTGGATGAATTTCTGATTCAACGCATGGATGAAAGTGGGGTGTTTGACGATTTTAGAAGCCTGGTATGACAAAGTATCCTGACATCCGACTCCGGAAATGCGTAGAGCCCCAGGCAAAGATTGACTGGTTTGAAATTGCGGAAGATTGTGACTGTGGAAAGATGATCATTTCTGCCGGCTACAAAACCGACTTCGCTTCGGTTCCGCGGATTTTGTGGAGCCTGTTCCCACCGCATGGCCGGTGGACGAATGCCGCCATTAAGCATGATTGGTGGTATGACAAAAAGGTAATGGAAAATGAGCTAGGACCGCAAGAAGCCAGGTACTGGGCCGATCATGACTTTTTGTTTGATATGCTTCGGGAGGGCGTACCCAAGTGGCAAGCCTACCTGTTTTACGGTATTGTGCGTCTTTTTGGTCAAAAATGGTGGGTAAATTGATTTAGATTTTTTTTAAATTAGCACTTTAATGGTGTGGATATATGTCATTACAGCCCGGCTGCCTTTGCGGCCGGGCTGATTTGTTTTTATATAAGTATTGTAACAATCAAATCTTTACATACATTACACCCATCATTACTACACACACATCATTTCTATAATTTAGAGGAGGGATATTACCTGTCAGACTGGTTGCTTTGCAGCTTGGCTGACTTTTTTTTGTCCTACCCTATTGCCAGCCACTCCCCTATGTTCGCATCGTACAATTCTGTTTTTCGATGCTTCACCGATTCCTATCCGGCCATTGGGCCATTGAACCTCGCCTTCATGACCGCCTGGCTCCACTCATCCTGAGTGGCCGGGTGGACATCAATTCTGCTAAGCTTGCCCGAGAGCGCCGCTCGCCCCGATTTGAAACGGTCGTATTGGATACTCCAAACAAGAATGCCGTCGGCAGTGGATCTGCCTATAAATACCTACCAAAGATGGGGACGAAGGAAGGAATTGTACCGATTATTCCCATCATTGGTACCATGAGCCGGTATGGTGACCTGTGCAGCTATGGCACTGAAGACATTTCTCAGTGGATTTTGGAAGCAGAGAATGATCGCTCCGTCGTAGGAATGGTTCTGGAAATCGACAGTGGTGGCGGTGAAGTCAACGGCACCGAACTATTAGCAGAAGTTGTGCGGCAATGCTCCAAACCCGTAGTGGCTTATGTGACAGGAATGGCCGCAAGTGCTGCCTACTGGGTGGCAAGTGCGACCCGCTGGATTGTGATGGAAAGTGCCACTGCCTCGGAGGTCGGCTCTATCGGAGTTTTGAGTGTCCACGTGGACATGACAAAAGCCCTGGAAAAACAGGGAATGCAGGTCACCATCATCCGTGCCGAAGGCTCCGAAAACAAGGCTCTTTACAACTCCGTCGAACCAATTGATGAAAAGCTCGTGGCCTCTCTACGAGCTGAAATGAAGCCTATCCGGGAAGCTTTTGAAGCTTCCGTCCGCTCTGGACGCCCCAACATCAGCGAGAAAGTTTTTGAAAGCAAAGGAGGGATGTATCCTGCTTCCAAGGCCATACGCCTGGGCATGGCTGATGAAATTGGCTTTATGGGAAATGCGGTCGCAAAGGTGGTAAAACTGCAGCGGCCTGATTGATCAGTATTCACTTAATATTTTCATACACATGGATTTACAAAGAAAAACCCTTGGACAGCTGATGAGCTCTGTGTTTGGCTCAGGCAAAAGTACGGGTGCGGATACGACCGCAGATGTCACAACTGAGCAAACCGAGCAGGAAGATGACACAGATGAAGACGAGTCGGAAGAAGAAGTTGCTTCCCAGGAAGGCTCCCAAAAACAGGCCAAGTCTACCAAGAAAACAGCTACAAAGGATGCCGATACTGCTGGTACCGTAACCCTGAGTCTGGACGATTACAATACGCTAAAAGCTCAGGCTGATCAGGCGCAGGCATTGAAGGCGGGTCAGGCCGATTTGAAGAAAAAAGCCGATGCCTGGGATGCCCATCAGAAGGCCATCAATGCCGCAAATCCTGCGGAAGATTCAACAAATGAAACCAAAGCTGCGGACTCGGAAGAGAATGCCGAAGCCAAAGAATTGAAACGCTTGCAGGCCCGCTATCCCGGTCTTTTCAAGGAATAACGGCCTAAGAAAAATTGTATCATCTTTTAATTTTTTTGCAACATGAGTAATGTAGTAGATGTTTCGGCCCTGCGGACCGAATTGACCAAAGACACCAAAGACTTTGGCAAGATCTTCGGCTTGAAGCTGGCCGATGGATGGGCAGCCAAAGCCGACTTTGTGCGCCTGGGCATAAACGAGGAAGTCTCGCTGGTACGGGATGAGCTGGGCAATCTGACCCAACCCGGACGCACGGGCTCCACGAATTTTACCAATACGTTTCTCAAACAAAAGGAACGGATCGGCAAACTCAAACCTGCCAAAGTAGACCTGAAACTAACCGAAGACGAGCTTTACAAACTTCGGCTCAGCTACCTGGGAAGACGCGAACCCGGCAACCCACGCGACATCAACAGCCTACCCGGGAGAACATACCTGATGAATCGGGTAATGGCCGGTATTGGCAAGGAGATTAACCGCGCTATTTTTAAGGGCGTGGAAAACCGCACGACCGGTGTTCAAGGAGGAATCAACTTGTTTGATGGGCTTGATTTTAAACTGACCGCAGGCTATACCACTGTGGCCTTGGGTGGAGTAGAAGATATTCCTGCAGGTAATAAGGTGGCCTCTCCGGCGGCCTCGGTAACGGAAGCGAACATTCTGGGTGAGCTCAAAAAAATGGTTTCTCTGATTTACGAATCGGAAGATCTGATTGAGTATAAGGATGAAGATGCCTCGTTACTCATTCCGCCAATTTGGTACCAGTTTATGGTCAACGCCCTGGACAGCGCCCTAAGTAACGGCAGTCAGGTGGTTAGCAAGAAAGGCGATAATTATGTATTTAACCTGCTGCCTAACACCGTGATCAAACCACGCACCTACATGATTGGGGTGGACAATATGGTATGGACACTGAACGGAAACCTGTTCTGGCTGCATCAGGATGTAGACGTTGATATTCCCCGAATCAAATTCCAGGAGCAAGATCGCGATCTGAAAATCTTAATTGATTTTGAGCTCAATGTTGACTACGCCGATGGTCGGGTGATCGTGCTTTATAAGTAAGTTTTTAACCCTGGGGCAGATGCTGATCAGCCCCAATTTTCAATTCATTGTATGGCTGGTAAATTCAAAAATCTAAGTTATATCGCTCGGGGCAACAGTAACCTGGGCGGGATTGCCCGTATGGTGGCCTTTGCCGAAAGTGATTTCGAGGGAGGTACCGGATGGCCCAAACGGGCAGATCTGGGCGAAACGGGCGAAGTGACCGTGGCTCCTCCTCTGAAAGATGCCGTAATTGGAGCTGAGCTCAGCTTTGATCATGGCAGCTGCCGGGTCAAAAGCAGCAAAAAAGGAGCCCTGGGCTATCAAAACCATGACCACGAAGTGGAAGCCAAGTTTGCCGGAGTATCCCCAGCGCAAATGCCGGCCGTGGAAGCGTTCTTTAACGAGGGCGGAGTGATTGTGGCCTACTACAAAAATGGCAACCGGCGGGTTTTTGGCGCAAGTTGGAACCCACTCGTAATAGAGGAATCGGACGATTCAGGAGCAAAAGGAGGAGATCCAAACGCCATTAGCTTCAAGGGTAAAGCTACGGATCTGGATTTCCACGCTCCGTTTTTGGCTAGTTCTGTGACCCTACCTACGGATGCTATGGCAGTGAAGGCAATGCCCTTTACGGTAGGTGCTTAATTGAGTAGCCACGATGCGAAAGAAAAAAGAATGGCGAGTACTGCCCTCATATGAGGGTAAAGTCTCGCTGGAACAACAAGGAACCGGCGTGGTACTCTCCAATGCCTTGTCTCAGGAGCAGCTGGCCGAACTGGCTAAGCTTCCCCTGGCGGCTGGATTTTTGGAGCGTATCACCGTAACCCCTACAAACGATGTCAAAGACGAAAATTAAATCTGCCCTTAGTTCTTTGGAAAAGGCAGCAGCTGATGCATTTAAGGTGCTGAACAATGTGGCCGAGCAAACCTATTCAGGTAGTCCGGCAGAAGCCAATCCTTTACGTTTCTCTTATGAGATTAGTCAACGGCTCAATAAAGAGCTGGAACAGATTGAAGCCAGGACAGCCTTTGATGGGATGAGTGAAGAAGAAATTGCGGAGAAAAAAGCAGCGGATCTGGCCGCTATTCGACAGGAGCAGGCGCAGGCCGCCGCCGAAAAGCTCAAATCACTCAAACCAAAAGCAGAAGAGCCGGAGCCGGAAAGTGAGGAAGATCCGGAGGATTCGGAAACAGAAACGGATGATCCTGGATCAGATCCGGAAGTCTAAAAAGGTAGCAGAGAAACGAATAGCCTAACCGCCCGGTTGGGCTATTTTTTTGTCCATTGGATGCGAAGGCCGATTGGCTATATTTGTGATGCTAAAAGTTAAGTCTTATTGGAATACAGGAGCGGGCGTGCTGGAATTAGGGCATGGCCGGTAAGCGTGCGGTTGAAAGTACCGCATGGCTCTTGTATTCCATTTTTTGGAGACTTGACTTTTAGCAGCGACTTACCGGCTTTTTTCTCTTCCCCATGCTGCCTGCTCCCAATGGTTTCCTGGATCTGCGTACGTACCTGCATCAGCGCAAAATAGATGCAGCCTGGATCAGAACCGTTCTGGATAAATACCTCAAAGAATATGCGAACCAACAGACCGATTGTGATCTGGATCTGGATCACCAGGTATGGGAATACCGCCGGGTGATTGTGGATTTCAAACAATTGATTGAAGATGACAACCAACCAGATCAGGCAGACTGAGGCAGCCATTAAACTCCTGGAATTGCAGGTTAAAGCCGGTCGGGCCAGAGTAGAGCAGCTGGAGCCGCTCCAAAAGCAGCTTTCTGAGCTGAAAAAAGCTGATAAGCAGCTAACTCCTCCACCCCCGCCCAAAGCAGCTACACCTACAAAAACAGCCAAAAAACCTAACGCCTACGCTGAAAAGCAGGCAGAGCTAAGCAAGCAAGCCAACGAGCTGCGAAAGGAGCAGGCCAAGTTGAGCAATCTGCTGCACAAGGTGCCTCCTCATCAGGACTGCCCGGAGCTGACCCAGCGGATTGTGGATCTGCAAGTTCAGATTGAAGACCTATGGGATGAAAAGAAGTTTATAGAACGCAATGGACTCGAACCAGCTGGAGAGTTTAGAGCGCTGCCCGAAAAGAAAGCCCGGCCCCTTGATGATGTACAACATAAGGCCGTACTGACCGTCGAGCTGCAACGACTCCGGGAAAAGCGCTCCAAGCTGACTCGAAAGCTCGAAAACCCGAAGGCAGCTGACAGCAAGAAAGCTGAATGGAGCACCGAGCTGGCCAAGATTTCCAGCCAAATTGAGCAGGCCACCGCTGAGCGATATGTGCTTTAATGAAGATTGAATATTTATTAATTACCTATTAGCCATGATTAACGAATTATTTAAAACCGAGCGGGTAGCCATCAGCTCGCTGGTACCCCACGTAAAAAATCCCCGAAAAATTAAGGCCTCCGAAAAGCAAAAGCTTTGGGAGAGAATCCAAAAGTATGGGATGATTGGTATCCCGGTAAGGGACGCAGATAACACGCTGCTGAGCGGTAATCAGCGATGTGAAATTTTGGCATCGCAAGGGCTGGGCGATTATATGATTGATGTTCGTTCTGCAGTCAGGAAGTTAACGGAGGAAGAGCTGCGCGAGGTGATGATGATTGAGAACAGCCATGCAGGAGAATTTGACATGGAAATCCTGAAGGCGGAGTTTGAGCAGTACGTGGATCTGGATAGTTTTGGTTTGAGCCTGGAAGAGCTGGCACAAGAACTGACCGAAGCTGGCTCCGAGCTGGCTCAGCCGGAAGCAGAGCTGCCGATTGTGGCGAAGTTTAGCGAAAAGTATGACTCCATCGTAATCATTTGCAAGAACGAAATCGATATGAATCATTTGTCGGAAAAGCTAGGCTTGGACCGTACACAATGCTACAAAAGCAGCAAGGTTGGAACTACGCACGTATTGGATGCAAAGCAGGTGATTGAAATACTGTCTAGATAAAAATTTATCTGGGATCCTTCATATCGTTGATATAATCCTTAATTGATTCAACACGCTCAATGGTTTGAATAGTAAGTAAAATAACTTTCTTCAAATCATTAATATCCTTACCAATCCATTTCTTAAGATAATGTACTTCGTCATTTCCCAACCAGGACGCTCTCTTAGAAATATTGAGGAGTTCCTCATCAAAAGATAAATAATTATTGATTACAGTTCCTAAAGCAGTGGAAGCAATCGTTTCTGCTTTTTCAGAATTTAAATGCATTGCATATTCTTTGACCAAGAATTCAATGGCTTTGCGATATCCCATACCAGCGATTTGACCAAGAGAGTTACTTTCTGCTGTAAAGGCCTCTTTGTAAATATCAATGAATGACTTATAAAATGGTCTTTTTTTAATCATTTTTTCATAATACTCAATTTCATCAGGATATTCTTCATATTCACTATAATAATATACCCCACTAGTACTATAAAAATATTTTACGGGTCCAATTTTTCCCGACGAAGAAATTTCGATTTTGTATTCTGCTAGAAAAGAAGCTTTGCAGTTTTTCTGAGTACAAATGACAAATAATACTAATGGATTTTCAGCATTCATTTCAAGTATGCTATTAGGGCATATGTATCCAAACAAGAATTTTGGAACCATATTCGTTTGGCAATGTGGACATTCCAGTGCGTCCTCAGTAAAATATACATTGTCCAAATTTGGCACTTTTGAATAATTTTCCATCATACTTCATTTATTTATGAAAGATATAAAGATAGTAATTCCCAGCCACAAGCGCTGGAATCGGGTAAGAACTACCAGCGCTGTGTATGGTGCTGCCTTGTGCGTTGAAGAAAGTCAAGCAGATATGTACCGGAAGTGCAATCCCGGCATTGAGATCATTACCCATCCGGATACTGTCATAGGGCTGACCCGCAAGCGGGAATGGATGATCAGGAATTTGGGGGATGTCTTTATGCTGGATGATGATATTGATCATTTGAGCCGTATCTACACTGAAAAAGGTGAAGACTCGGTGGTTGATCCGGACGTGGCGCATGATCTAATCCAGATGACCGCGCACGCAGCACGGCAGGCCGGAGCGTTTTTGTTTGGGTTTAGCTCTTCTCCCACACCAATTTCTTACAATAGTCTCAACCCTGTTCAACTCAGCGGGTACGTCACCGGCTGCGCCCACGGCGTATTAGCCGAATCGAAGCTCTGGTATAATGGCGATATTCATTGCAACGAGGATTACTGGATTTCTCTCTTAAATGCGCACCATCACCGGCTGATCTGGAAAGATACTCGCTTCTATTGGGCACAAAAAGATACCTTTACGAATCGCGGTGGGCTGGCTGAATTCCGGAATGTGGAAAATGAGGAGAAAGATTTCCTACTGCTTCGAAAGGTGTTCGGAAATGTGGTGGAGTTGCGTAAGTCTACGGGAAAGAGTAATTTAAGGCACCCGTTTCAGAAAAGTTTGAGATTGCCATATTGAAGAAATAAAGAAATTGTTTGTAAACCTGGTCTGATGTGATGTGATGCAGTCCCCAACTAAATGTTGGGGACTTTTTTATAGAACCCCACATTTCCCGCTACTTTCTTGTCTATACTACCTACCATGTAGCGCAATTCTCACGGGCGTTTTTCAACTAAAAAACTCATCAAAAAACTTCATTTTTCACCAAAAATAATGGGGCTGTGGTGTTGTATTTCCGTTCTGTCGGGAGATATTTATATCAGTTAAGCAATTCATTTTTAACTACTTAAATATCTAAGCCTTATGCAATTAATGGAAATTAAAGTCTCCTATCAAGCCCCGCCACCACAAGACCGGATTAAGGTGGAATGTAGTAAAGATGCGGCCAGATTCCTCAAATCTATCTGGTCAGATCAAATTGAATACCAGGAAGAAATGTACGTGGTTCTTCTTAATCGGGCAAATGAAATTATTGGGTACAAAAAACTATCGTCCGGCGGGATGTCAGGCTGTTTGATAGACATGAAGATTCTATTTGGTATTGCTGTGCAATGTGCCGCCTGTGGGATTATCCTGGCTCACAACCATCCGTCAGGGAATTTAGCGCCCAGTGAAGCGGATATCAGACTTACCAAACAGGTAAAGGAAGCATCAAAACTCTTGGATATCTGTCTACTGGATCACCAAATTATTACCGTGGGCGGGTACAACTCTATGGCTGATTGCGGCTACATCTAAAACTTACTTTTTCACTCATTTCAAGGCTCCATTTCAAGCGAAACGGAGCTTTTTTTATGCGTTTTTCTGGCTAAAAAAATCTTTAATTTTTTTCAAAAAAAATGGGACTGCGGTGTTGTTTATCCGTTTTGACGGGAGATATTTATATCAGTTAAGTAACTCACAATCAAACAAATAAACTATGAAAACCCTATCATTTGGAAGATTTGCCAGCCCCCGGGCCATTGAATTTATTAAGCAAATAAGAGCAGAAGTTTGCGCGCATGCAAAGGTTAATAACAACGACAAAACAGACAGTCGATCCTTGGTTTACCTGGGACGAAACAAGGTACTTGCCATGTATATGAGGGACTTTTCAATGTCTCGCGAATTCGGGCAGGAGCCTTTTCCCAGAGTGTATGCTACCGCGGCAATTGAACGAGCAGCTTTAAGAATACTTGAGAAGGAAGCCCCGGCCATTCCGGAGGAAGTTCGTAAGGAAATTGCAGCCAAATTTATGGATAAAAATTACCACGATTACACATGGTTCCGTACACGGTATGGGGAGTGCGTCTATTTCACGATAGAGATTTCTTTGAAGGCCATACTTGCCAAATGATTTACACTAATCAATCCTTTCATGGCTCCGTTTCAAGCGAAACGGAGCTTTTTTTATGCGTTTTTCAGGCCAAAAAAAACATTAATTTTTTTCAAAAAAAATGGGACTGCGGTGTTGTTTATCCGTTTTGACGGGAGATATTTATATCAGTTAAGTAACTCATAATCAAACATTTAAACAATCAAAAAACATGGAAAATGTACACGTAAGTGCCGCCGCAGTAGTAGTAAAATCAACCAACCGCAAGCGCCGGATCATTGAACCAACACCAACGAAAAAGAAGGTTGTAAAAACCAAGAAAGAAAAGAAGGTGGAAGAGAAACCAGTCGAAGTAAAGGAGGTTGTTCCAGTTGCAATTAAGACACCAGCTCGCAGAAATATGGATCGATTTCTGGAAGCCACTGGCAAAACCGAAAAAGACTATTTCAACTGGGCTACTGAGGTTGGACGCCGGATGCACATCAACAAACTGGATGCCCTGGTATGTGCCAAACTGGAACTTTATACTGTGGCTCACTTGGCGAACCGCGCCACTGAAATTCCGGAAGGTATGCCCGAAGCTGAAATGGATGAATACCTGGCCATTCACAGCGAAAATCCTTATGAGCTTGCAGGTCTTTGGCTAAGAGCAAAAGCCAACGCAGAAAATTGGGTAAGTAAGGAATCAGTCATGAATGAATGGTTAACAGGTATCCGTAAAGAAGACTTCGAGCGCTGGGGGGATAAAAACCACGTGGGAGACATCAGCAAAAAATGGTGGACTAAAGACGCTATTTCCTTAGATGTGAAATTGGAGGAAATCAACAGCATGAGCCTGCTAAACCAGCCGCTGGCCTTTGAAGATGCCATTGACTTCATCAAAGCCAACAAACCCGGATCATACATTAACCCCGCTCAGCTGCTGATCAAGCACATTGAGGAGCGCTTCAAAACCGTGACCACGTTCCGGATCAAGGACTACTACGTGGACCATTTGATGAAAATGTGCCACGTGGTACCGGCAAATGAAGAGCTAGTAGATCTGCCATTCTGACGACTGAGAGCCCCGAGAGATCGGGGCTTTTTTGTTTGACTTTAACCTTAGAAACTATGGGATATATGATGGACGCTCCCAGGAGCGTGGACCCGATGATAAAAATACTGCGGGATATGGGGCACTACCGATTCGACCCCGCTGAAGTGTTCAGAGACTGGATTGATTTTTCAGTTGGCTGCTTTTTGGTAGAAGGTGATCCTGCACTTGCTAAAAAACTACAAGAAAAGTACGGCAAAGAGTACTCAAAAATGAATGAGCTGATGTTGGCCTGGATGCAAATAATGGATAAGCAGATTTCGGATAGTTCGAAGAGCTGGTTTGACGCACTGGGGACGATTTATGAATACCTGGCTAGTCAAAAGCAGCGCAGTTGGATGGGGCAATTTTTTACACCTCCCGATCTTTGTGACCTGATGACTCAGTTGAGCGCTGATACGGATATTCAGCCGGTTGGAAAGCGGGTGAATGATCCTGCCTCCGGCAGTGGGCGACTTCTTCTTTCATTCAATGCCTACAATCCTGGGAACTTCCTTTTTGCAGAAGATCTGGACGCAGTTTGTGCTAAAATGTCAGCGCTAAACATGGCTATACATGGCTGCCAAGGGCAAGTGTGCTGCATGAACACCCTTACCATGGAGAATTGGCAATTTGGCTTCCAGATCAACTATTTCCACCGTTTGGGATGGCCTCCCATTCCTCACCTACAACCCATCACCAAAGAGCAAAGCGAAACTTTGCAATCCTGGGAAATCAAGAAGAAACAATTGCAGTCCCAGCCCGCTGCGCCTACACCCAAACCAGTTGCCAAGCCTATAAAAACAGAGGTTCAAGCGGGGCAACTGACCCTGTTTTGACACTAAATAGCCCTCCGAATTAGAGGGCTATTTTTTTCATAAAACGCTGAAAATAAACGGATTGACGCTTTTTTATTCCATTCTGTCGGGAGATATTTATATCAGTTAAGTAACTCATTATTAACCACTTAAACGCTAAGGAAATGCGGAAAATTAAAGAACAGTGGCGCGCGAGACTACGGATTATCATGCAAAAAGCCTGGGGACTCTTTCGCCACGGCATCGTGAGCTTTTCGCTCAGTCTGCGGCTGTCCTGGTCGATTGCCAAAGGCCAAACCAATGAATTTGATTTATTAAGAAAACTAACCAAAAGGAAATGAAAAAGAAGGATTTCAAAAAGCTGACACCTGTGGAGCAGGCAGCACTCCGGGAATTAATTGCGAATCAGCCAAATGCCTTGGGCGGTATACGAAGAGAGCAAAAGAAAGGATACAGCGATCTGCCGCTATTCTTCCGGGATGATCAGACCAAGTTGTTTTGAAACGGAGCAGCCCGACTAAAAGTCGGGCTCTCCAACGAGTTTAAGTTTGCACTTAAACATCTAAGCGCAGCAAAGTTAAAAAAGTAAATATTGAACACGAAATTTTTGGAATAGACGAATGGGAAAGTATGATATAACCACGCAAAATGGATACGATTTTTTTGAAGTCAGCTCGGCCATGCAGAAATGCATCCGCAGGGGTATGGAGGAAGAAGCTTTGTATTGGGCGGTCGAGCTGTATAACAGCGGCTACGGGGAGTATGTATGGAAAAGGCTGCGTATCATGAGCAGCGAAGATATTGGCCTGGCGAACCGCACCATCAGCTCGGAAATATGGGCGCTTTACAGCATGTATAAAGAACAGGCTAAGAAAAAGGAAGATAAGAACGAGCCGCAGCGGCTTTTCCTGACGCACGCCATTTTCATTTTAAGCCGATCGCGCAAGAGTCGGCTAATTGATTGGGCACTCCTGTGGGCCTGGCTAACTCACAAGTTCAGGAAATTACCAATCCCTGATTTTGCTTATGACAAGCATAATGAGCGAGGACGCCAATTGAAACGTGGATGGGGTCATTTCTTCCGGGAAGGCACCAAACTGGAAGATCCTGCGGATGTATGGAAGGAGGAAGACTACCGAAAGCGGGCGATGAAGGCAATTGATGATCCAGAAGGGATGGGGTTGTTTTGAAACAATAACTATGGTAGAAAAGCATTAGCTCAATTTACAGGAAAAATTTCTATCTTGACTGTAAATTGAGCTATGAGCAATACTTTCCTACATTTATAGTTTTATCCAACTTTAACCTAAACATTAAATGATCAAAATTCCGGTTACAATAAAGAAAAAACCATTAGGTAATTTTAGAGTCAATAGAGAAATTTATAGTCAACTAAAAAAGGGGCTCTTGGATTATGAAAATACTTCTAGTACAATAAGTATTCTTATCAGAAATAAAATTGAAAATTCATATGATATATCTAGGGCGATAAAGGAAACTTATTATAAAATTAAAGGGCACTATCCAAGTGTTGATAACTTTAAAATAAAAATTCACTTACAAGTTGCATCAAGCTTTGATATATTAAATATTGATAACGTATTTCCTCAAGAAGTGTTTTTTGATAAATGCACAGGTAAACAATTAAATGTTAAGACGGACTCTTTTACATATTTCTCTCAAGAATTAGAAAACCCAATTAATTTGCATTTATTTCAATGCAATATTGAGAATATTAATATTGAATCTAAACTCAATATATTAAATATAAATGATTTAAAGGATTGTAACAAATTCATATTTTTATCAAAAAATTCTACACCAATCAAAATGAAATTTTGTGTCATCAGTGGCAATTTTAATGAAATAGAAATCAACCAAATATTCTCTGAATCTATTTCATTAAAAATCAATAAAGACAATAATGATTTAAAAAAAGAATCAGTCTTAAAAATAGAAAAATCAAATTTAGAAAATCTAATCTTAGAAAGTGAGGTAAACTTATCTATTGAATTAAACAAAAATGACATTAAGAAAATAGACTTCTCATCGCTACATCAAGCTAAAGAAATTAATTTTAAAGAAAATAACATAAACACACTAAAAATAATAATACCAAAATTAGGGATAGACAAAGTTTCATTGGAAGAAAATATTGATTTAAAACATATTACTATTCGTGGATTAAAATCTGATAGAAAAGATTACAACTTAAATACTTTATCAATTAATAATTGCTCATTTTCAAGTGATTTCATTGGCAGTTTTTCAGATTTAAAAGTAAAAAGAATATCATTAAATCATTTGATAAATAGAGGAGAAATTAATTTTACTAATATTGAAATTGAAGAACTATTTGAAATTAAAAACTCAATTATAGGAAAATCAATATTCTTAAATTCAAACACAGGTAAAAAGTTAGAATTATTAGATTCAAATATTGAAGACATTAAGTTATTTTCAACCGATTTATCAGAAGATATTTCTTTTAATAAAAATGAAGACTTAAAAAAAATTAAAGATGGATATAGACAATTAAAAATTATATTTGACAAAAGCTCTAACAATGAAAAAGCAATATTCTTTAGGCATAAAGAGCTAAAAACTTATTACTTAACTTTAAGTTTTTTTAAAAGACGACAAGTATTGGAAAAAATAACTCTATTATTTAATAGATATTCAAATAAGCATACACTGAACTGGGGGTATCCAATTTTTTGGATATTTATTGTAGGAACGATTACCTTTTTTTCATTTCTATTCTCATTAAATGCTTTTGAGTTTTATGAGGGCAAGGTATTTATAGTTGATTCTAGAATATATTCCTCTTACTTTGACTGGTTTATACCTAGTTACCTCTATCCAACAAAGGCCAAGTTTAATCTTTTATTGGATTGTTTCAATTACAGTGATTTCTCAGCTTTACCTTTTGCAAGTAAAGCCATCACCATTATTAATGATACACTTCTTATGCCATATCTTATTTATCAATTCATAGCTGCTTTCAGGAGACACGGCTCTAAATGAGTTAATACCCGTCCAATTAAAAGAGTAAGTCACGCCGCAGATTGCAGCGTGACTTACTCTTTTTTATCGAATGGACAGACTAGAAATATCACCATCCAGCGAGCTTAAACCCGAAAAGGGCACCCACCGGATGGATAAATTCAAAGATCATCTAATTGCTAAAACTCCATTAGGCCCCAGAGATCAGGACTACTTTGAAAAAATGAAGAAAGCCTGGTCCTGGGCTACCAAGATGTTTTCACCGCAAAAGGTGGTGGAAATGCTGCATACTGAATACGGACACGAGAAAACTCACGCCTACCAGATCCTGCGGGATAGCTACGCCCTTTGGGGAGATGCGTATGAATTAGACAAACGAGGTGCGGCCAAGGTTCTGGTCGAGTCCGCCTACGTGGCTTTACAAATCGCTGTTCGGGAGAAAAATGGCGAGCTGATCCTGAAAGCCGTTAAGGAGCTGCGCGAATTACAGCAAATTGACAAGGTAGAATCTGCCATTCCACCCGAAGCAGCCATGCCTGCCGGTACGCGGGTTTATGTCTTTAATGCTCCAGTAAATGTTGGTGAGCAGCAGGCAGGAAAGGAGGTGGAAGATGGCTCATTCAGCTTCGAATAAAGAAATCCGTTTGCAGGTTAATCAGGCTCAGGGCCGTTTTCTTTATGCCCTGATGGAAAACACCGCTGACTTTGTGGGCAAAGATGGCAAAGCCTACCAAACCGGTTTTCGAGCTACTTTTAACGGCGGTCGCGGATCTGGGAAAACCAACACGCTCATGCGGCTGCTTTGCGAGGTAGCCTTTGCCCTTCCTCGCTCCAAAGTCGGCCTCGCTTCCATGACCTTCCGCCATGTACAGGACGTGGTGCTTTCCCAAAGCCGCAAGGTTTTTGAAGAATACGGACTCTTTGAATATGACCCTAAAGTCCGTCCCTGGGGACATTACACCATCAACCGCCGCCCGCCGGAAACCTGGTGGAATCCTTACGAAGGAATCAATACCTACGAAAACTGTATTTGCTTCAAAAATGGCTGTACCATAGTATTTCTTTCCGCAGACCGACCTGATACCGCGCGTGGTCTGAACCTGGACGTGTTGTTAATGGATGAGAGTTTTAAACTCAAAGAGGACTTTTACAATACGGTACTACGTAAAACGGTACGGGCTAACAAGTACCTCTATGCTGATCCACGCCCGCACCGCAAGGGTTTTAACCATCCCCTACACTGGCTAATTGCTGATTTTACGTCCGCAGCCTGGACGCCTGAACAACAATGGATTTACCGCACAGAAGAACTCATGAAAAAAGATCCCCAGCGGTATTACTTTCAGGAGGCTACTGCCTACGATAATCTTGACAATTTACCAGGTAATTTTATTGAGACTGAACGGGAAAGCTGTGCGGACGAGCTAACGTTTGAAGTAGAGATCCTAAACCGTCGTGTCGTACGGCTCAGTAATGCTTATTACGCTGCTCTGAGTACCAATCGACACACTTACAATCAAATGTATGACTACCAGTTTGATGATCAGAAGCGCCTGTACATTCATAAAAGGGTAGATTACGACCCTTCCAAGCCCCTTGAAATCAGCTGCGATTTTAACGCACGTTTCACTTGTATGCTCGTCGCTCAGGAGTTTCCTTCCGAACTACGATTCATCGACAACATCTTTGTTAAGCGCGCTGATACAACATTGGTAGAAGAACTGGCTAATCAATTCTGTCTTAAATACAGTGCCCACAAAAAAAAGGTCTTGTATCTGTATGGTGATAGTTCCGGTAAAAAGGGAGATCCTGGCCGCGTTACTACCCACTACCAACAACTCATAGCCGTACTACGTAAAAAAGGGTGGTCTGTCAAAGACTGTGTACAGAATTCCTATCCTCCTTACAAAATACGTTACCGGGTAGTGAATACTATCTTATCTGAATCAAGACCATCTATTCCTCGTATCCGTATCAACGAGTTAGAGTGCAAGTCACTACTCATAAGCCTCCAGCATGCACCAATCATTAGTGACAACTTCGAAAAGGACAAACGATCAGAATTGGACGAAAAACTTGATCAGCAATACGCAACACACTTGTCTGATGCTTTTGATTATATCGTCTTCAAGAAATTTGCTCGAATTGTCCCGTTAACTGGCTCAGGGCGAGGGCCGGTTCGTGTCTCGTCAGCAGCCTAGCATATATTCAAAAATCCGTTTTGGCAATTGCCAATCCGATATAGGGCGGGCAACCCCTTGATAGAGTAGCGGAATAAAAAGGTTGTTTTTCGGGCCTAACTCGCAGATTATCAAAGAAAAGACATTTTCAAACACCGGAATGATGTAAACCGGTAAAAAGCGTCCTACCCAAATCAAGTTAGAACCCTGAATATTGATCCATGCAAACGATTTATGTCAAAGATGTCAGGCGTCAGATTGACCTGTTGACTCGGATGGGTGATCAAACTTTTTCCATCACCTACCGCAAAAAGGACGGGACTTTTGGCGAAAAGAAAAATTGCCGTAACCGCTCCGGCAGTGTACCCAATCAACCCAAAGCTGACCTTTTGAGCGTAAAAAAAGAAACTCGGCGGGCAGGGTACCTGCGTTTTGAGTTCCGGGATCAAGGAGGTCGGTGGCTAAAACGGGAAATCCTTTTTTGCTTGCTGGTAACATTTAATGGACACCTAATAGACCATAGTTTCTAATGTCGATAACCAAATTAAAAGGCGGTAGGCGAAAGATTGCCTTCGCCGCTCCAGTTAAATCCGCTGATACTGGCCAACGGGATACGACCGGCGTAAAACCAAGTACTGAAAGAAGCGTCAATGTAAATAAGAAAAGCTACATCTATTACCCGTGGGGAGATAACAACCTGCTTCCAAATGATCGGGTAAAGCTGCTTCGGAGTAATGGCGATGCACAAAACCTGGTTCAGGCCCGGATCGATTTTTTGTACGGCGGCGGGTTTGGATTCTTCAAACACGTGAAGCGCAACGGGATTTTACACCGTGAGCCATTTACGAACAGCGCCATTGAAGAATACGAGGATGCCTATGGCCTTCCGGATCTGGGTGAAGTGGTAGATCAAATCAATACTGCTTTGGTAGAAACGGGCAATGCATTTGTCCGCAGACAATTGGTGGATGGACTGCCTATCTATTCTGTAAAGGATTCTTTGGTGGTACGGGCAACAATGGCTGACCCAATCGTAAAGGCATATCTGCTTTGTTCTGACTGGACGAATCAGGAAACAATAGAGAAAGGCTGTTCAATCCTACCGGTCTATGATCCTACAAACGAACTGCTCGAGGAATCGCTGATTCACCTTAAACCATATCAAAGTGGGCAGCCGTATTACGGTTATGCTCAATACTGGGGCGATCAGTCGGTACACTGGATTGAAGTAATGAATTACATCGCCCAGTCTATGATCGGTACGGTAAAGCACAATAAAAATTTGGCGCACATTTGCCGGATTGCCTCCCGTTACTTTGATGAAATGGCTGCAAGCGTACCCGAAGACGAGAACTCAGACGAGCCAGTCGATTTTGAAAAACAGAAAGACAAAGTCCGCGATCAGTTTTACAAGAGCGTGGAAGAAATGTTCTCAGAGAAAAATGATACTGGCCCCCGCATCATTTACGATGAATGCGATTTGGCACCTGATGGAAAACTATCCGGATTTATTCAGTTTGAAGAAATCAAACGGTCTTTGAATGCGAAAGAATTGCACGAAGCCTATCAGATTGCCCTATTGGCATTTGCGAATGCATCCCGAATCCTTCCTGGATTGGCCGGCGTGAGCGATGGAAAGATGCTTGGTGGATCTGGATCAGAGCTGAAAGTATCGGCAAATTTTCAACAGCATTTCCGAACTGCTCGAGAGCGGAAGTTAACCTGTTCAATCTTCAATACGGACGTCAAGAAAGCGCTCAAACTTCCTCGTGACGTTTACGCAGGGTTTCACGATATTTTGTTGGTATCGGATGATAAGAACCCTGCCGGAAAAGAAACCAAAACCACGTCAGCTCCCAACTCAGCTGACCCAAAAGACCCAAAGGATGATACTGAGAGGAGTAAATGATATAATTGCCTACCTGGGGCGGGCCGTAATGGCGGCTACCTCAGATGATTTTTTGGCTCCCTACATTCAGCTGGCGCAGGATGGCGAATTAACTCGTGCCCTGGACAGTGCATTTGTGTCAGAACTTGACACCCAGGTTGAGCAGAATAATCTAAGCCCGGAGAATCAGGCTCTTTTGCCTTATGTTAAGAAAGTGCTGGCCTGGTTTGCCTATCAACACTATTTGCCCTTTTCCATCGGGAATGACGGCGACAACGGCTTGCAGGAAGTGGGTACCGAATCAACGAGCCCTGTCCGGATCGGCGTACTGGACAAGCGGATCAGAGAAACCGAGCGAAATGCTGTGGAAAGTCTGGAAGCCTTGTTACAGTACATGGAAAGTAAACCCGTAACCGACTATCCGACCTACCATAACTCTCCAACCGGGAAAAGAACCCGTACGCTTTTTTTAAGCTCGGCCACCACCATGAGTGAGTTTCTGCCGGTGATAGAACGAAATCACCGCTTATTCATCAATCTGCGCCCCTACATTGTGTTGGCCGAGCAAGATTACATTCTTCCTCGCCTGGGACAAGCTCAGTTTGATGCGCTCAAAACGACCTTGCTAAACGGTACAACCTCTGATCCACAAAAACTATTGCTCCAAAAAATTGGCCGAGCTCTGGCCCATACCGCTTATTGGATGGCCTTGCCAAACCTGCAATTCGTGGTCCTCCCATCAGGCAATATTCGCGTTCTTTCTGACTTTGACGGTATTTACAATCGTAAGAATGCCCCTTCCGAAACCATCACATATCTGGTCGAACAGGAGAAAACCATGTCGAAAAAGCACCTGAATGCGCTGAGTACATTTCTAAGGAAGAATGCAGAAGATTACCCGCTTTATGCGGCCAGTACTGCTGCCGGGCAGGAACCAACAAACCGCCTTCCAGACAACTCCAAGTATTCCAAAGTATTTAGAATGAAGTAATATGGACTACCTAGCAAATATTACGCATCAGAAACTGGTACTGACCCGAAATCCGGTGGTGGTGTCTGTCGATCCGGTAGTTTTGCCAGAAGGGCAAAGCCGGATCGATCTTCGCTATTTCTGTGAAGTGATGGTTCAAAAGGGTTTTCAGGGAAGTAGTTTCGAGCTGCTTTCCCGGCACGAAGCCAGTGAGCAGCCGCCGACCGCAGGCAGTACTACATCTGCCGGTGCGTACTTTGAGATTCATACCCGGCTGGACGATCTGCTATCGACCGAACCGCCGGAGTTTGGATCGAACAAGGTGCAGGTATGCGCCAACCTGACCCGGCAGTACTACACCCGGATTGAACGCTACGACGGGGATACCTTGCTGGATAGCGAGCAGCAAACGAGCTGCTGGGCGATCAAAGCGGGAGTGGCTGAACGGGATTATGATACGTACCACGATCTGTTTTTTACGCGGCACATTGGGGACGGTCGCCGTTTTTTGACCTGGCAACCTGACAATAAACTTGTGCGGGTGGATCAGCCGGAATGGCTGTATTTCATCACCAACTTTGACCCTACTCCTTCGGAGCTTCGGGTGCGGGTGCGCTGCCTGTATGATGATAACAGCCGTGAAACCTATACAGCTGGTACGATCAGTAATGTAAGCTTCATGACGGTGTATGCCTTACCTGTCTCTATGGAAGCTTTGGGGCTGCTTAACCGCCCCAAAACGGTAATCCGGTATGAGGTATGGCTGAGCAATGAGGCTCAGGAAGTGGTGTCAGAAACTCGCTCGTATCAGGTTTGGAATGAGCATTTTGAAACGGTAAAGTACTTGCTGTATCAAAACGGGCTTGGCGGATATGATACGCTGGCTTTTGTAGGAAATCTGGTTGAAAGTGTAAAAGTGAGCCGGTCATTGGTAAGCCGTTTTGTGGGCTATGATTACCTGCCCACTGTTGCCGAAGATCTTATAAATGAGGTGACCGGCGAACGGCAGCTGTCGCTGACGCTGGGTGGCCGCATTAGCGAAAGGCAGCGAAGCTATCTGCAGGATCTGCTGTTTTCGCAGGAGTTTTACCTGGCCGATGGAGAATGGATTCCGCTCATGCCGCTATTTGATGGGTATGTTACTGAGAATGTGGACGAGTGGCCAATTGACCGCACATTGACTTTCCGGTATGCCAATGCTCAAAGCCGGTACAGCTCTCTGCCCCGAATTGCAAAAGAGAGCCGCCCAACGAGCTGGCGGGAATGGACTACTTCGTGTGAGATCGGTGCCAATGGCCTGAGAACCGGACGCCGAATCGTGAATGAATTGGTAAAATACTACCTGGACAGTGGAGAAAATGTGCGTCCGCTAATCACCAAAGCCAATACTCCCAACACGGAAGGGTACATTTCGCCCTGGCTAACGGAGGACTGCGCGGCCACAACAACACCATACCTGAGCACATCCGTAGAGATTTCGTCAACGCTCAAACGCACAGGCTGCGGACCAGGTACCATTGGCTCTGTATGGACGATCACCCTACCGGCCGGAGCGTACGGATCGGAGCTCAGCCAGGCTGATGCAGATGCCAAAGCATTGGCAGCCGCTCAGGCTTTGGACACTCAGGCAGCAGCCAATAGTAATGGCTCGTGTGTCCCAACAACCCCGATACCACTGGCGCTTCAAAATACGACCACCGATGTGCCTGGGGTTTTTGACCCAGTAATAGCCTTGCTAGTTAATGACGTGGAAGTCGTGCCGAATACGGATGTTGAAAGTAGTGTGCGCTATGCCGATAATGGTCTGGCAGCTGGCACCTATAATATTGACGTCCGGATTAGCTACGGCGGCTCTCCATTTCAGGAATTCAGGTTGTCTATTCCTTCTAAAAATTTAACATCAGCCATTTTGTCCGGTAATCAGACCTACCGATTTGCTAACGTGGTGGTAAACTGGGGGGATGCCGAATTACTTGTAAAAGCCTTACCACTATGATCATTATTAGATACCGAAACAAAACCTGCATTGTGCCGGAAGGTTGGCACGAGTGCAGCTCGGAGCACTGGGGAAGCCTGATAGCATTTAGCCGGCTACAACCCGATGAACGGACTCCGGAAATTGTTGAGCTGGCCGCACAATATTGGTTGATGCTCACCCCTCAGGAATGGAGTAGCTGGCTACTGGATGCCTGTCAGTGGGAAGCTATGCAATCTTTATTTGCCTGGGTATTCTCACCGCCTACTACCCGCCCCTTTGAGAGCTTTGTGCATGAGGGTATCAGCTACCATGTTTTTGAAGAAAACTTTACGGATACCAAGGCTCTGGAACTGAGCGTAGCCCTGATGGAATACATGGCACTGGTAGATCCGCACGAACCAGACCTGAGCGCCTATGAGCGAATCCTGGCCACACTTTGTCGCCCAACCCGCCGAGATCTGATTGACTTTCAGCAATCGGATGATTGGGACGGTGACGTACGGGAGCCATATAATGAAGCTCGCACTGCCGATCGGGGAAACAAGCTGACGAGCCTACCGGAAACCATCAAGCTGGCGCTCTTTGATTATTTTGAACGTAGTATTCTTGAATTTCTGAAAAATTACGAGAGGATCTTTGGCGGCTCAGCCACCGAGGAGCCCCGCTACCCGGACGGACGTGGATGGATAATGCTGCTAAAAAACGTAGCCAAGGAATCTCACTTTGGCGATTTTGATAGGGTTTGCCGCCAACCTGCACACTTGGTTTGGGCAGCAATGTTAGATGATGTTTTGAACACCGAAGAAACCCAAAACGCCAATGAATAACCCCTTGCATATCATAGATCTGCTAACGCTCAACGCTTTTTTTGAAGCCGCTGCTGCCAAAATTGATGGCCTGGATGCATACCATTTTGTGAGCTCAGGCGAAGATGGCGCTCAGGAGATTCAACATCTTTTTGAAAAAAGTATCACACCCGGACAAAGGGTGCTGATTGCTCAAATTGCCGAAACGCCCCTGACTGACAATGCTACCGGCCTTACTCGTGCCACGTTTGCCTGCTCAGTGATGGTTCTGCAAAAAATGGCAGGTATTGGCCTTACGGCACTTACCAAACTGGAAGCTCGAAACTCCACATGGAAACAGATCCTCCGAATGATTGGCTTTGTGCGTACCTGTGCCGAGTATACCGCCGCAACGGCTACCGACAATGACGAAGTAGAATTCAGAATTTACCAGGATCGGCTACTACCCATTGGTCGTATAGCCAATGCCCAGGTACAAGGCTGGCTGATTGAAATGGATGTTACCATTCCTGTAAACGCTTATTTGTTTTCTGAGTGATGGATGTTCAGGACGAAATAAACAAACGCTTTGAAAGCGAAGTGGTAGAAGTATGCGATCGGATTTTTACCGAAGGCATCCGCCAAATGCGCTATGCAATGGAAAATGCTGGCCTGGTGCTGACCGAAGAACTAAAACGCTCGCTTTACTCCGAAAGAACTTTTGTGAGTGGGCAGCTGGAAGCTCAGTTTCGGATGGGAATGCGCGGCTATGGGCGCTTCAAAGACATGAAAAAAATTAGCTATGCCAATTTCCCAAACGTTGATAGCCTTGTAGAATTCATCGAACAAATTGGGATAGAAAAATTCATCAACAATGACACTGTCACGATTAGTGGCAAAGCTATGACACTATTTGTGCCAGGATATTATATCAACTCTCGCCGCCGGGTAGCGATCACCACAGAGCGAGCCACCACCCGATTAGCCTACGCGCTGGGCCGGAGCATGCAAGACCGAAACACCCTCAAACGCTCCAAAAACCCCTTTTACAACATCAACAAAGGTGATATTTACAATAATATCAGCCAGTATCTCATGCAAAAACTCCCTTCCGACATGATGCAGGCATTGAAAGAGTACTACGAAAGGCCGTTTTATGAGAAAGATCAGTGGTGGGGATAGGGTATTTTTAAAGTGCATTTGGCTTTTACACTACTCTAAGTACTTAAACCATAAATTCATATGAAGATAAAGAGAATTTCAATAAAAGGTTTCAAAAGATTTACTGATCTTACAGTGGATCAATTACCTGAAACCACTAAATTAGTTTTATTAGTTGGTCCAAATGGTAGTGGGAAAACATCTCTATTTGAAGCTTTTTCTTTATGGTATAAATTAAACGGTTATGGTAATACAGGAGATATAAAATATTATTTTAAAAAAGATGTAAATAACAGCACTAATTGGTCTGGTCTTGTAGATATCGAGTTTCATCAACCACAAATTATAGACCATATTAATTTAAAAGGTAAGTTTTATTTTAGAACTGCCTATAGGAACGAACCAGATTTTAGTATTGATCATTTAATGGCTCAAAATGACCCAACAGACACTTTAAAATTAGGGACATTAATGCAAAATGATTTAACTGTTTCTGAAAATTATCAAAGATTAGTGGCTTCTTCATTAAGCGAATTATATAATACAAGTAATAATGAAAAAACAGTTGAAAATTTAAGAAATGAATTAACTGGAAGAATTAAAAACTCATTGGCTAATATATTTGATGATTTAAGTTTTACTTCAATAGGAAATCCTCTTACAAATGGAAGTTTCTTTTTTACAAAAGGAACGTCAAAAGATTTTCATTATAAAAATTTATCTGCTGGTGAAAAGTCTGTTTTCGATTTGATATTGGATATAATAATTAAATCAAATTATTATAAAGAAAGCGTATTTTTTATAGATGAGCCTGAAGCTCACATGCATACTAGATTACAAGCTAAACTTTTAAAGGAATTGTTTAATTTAATACCACAAAGTTCCCAACTTTGGATTAGTACCCATTCAATTGGCATGCTAAAGCAAGCTGAAGAATTGGAATTAAGTAATCCTGGAAGTGTCGTTTTTTTGGATTTTGATAACCGTGACTTTGACCTTACTGAGAATATTCAGCCAACTAAAATTGATAAAACAATCTGGAATAAATTTTTTGATTTAGCAATTGCCGATTTTTCACAGTTAATTGCCCCAGAGATAATTGTTTTTTGCGAAGGTAACTCTCAGGGTAGAAAATATAAAGATTTTGATGCTCAAATATATGGAAGGATATTTGAATCAGTTTATTACAATACAAAATTTGTTTCAATTGGATCAAGCTCAGAATTAGAGAATATTGAAAATCAATCAATTAATGTTGTTTCAAATATTCTTAAATCTTCTAATATTATTAAATTTGTTGATAGAGACGATAAAAGTCAACAAGAAATCTCTGAGTGCCTTCTCAAAAACATAAAGACCTCGAAAAGGAGACATATTGAAAGCTACTTATTAGATGATGAAATTATAAAAAAACTATGTATATCTGTTAATAAGACTGAATTATTCGAAGAATGTATTCAAATAAAAATAGATGCCATAAATAACAGTATAGCAAGGGGAAATCCGGCAGATGATATAAAATCCGCAAGTGGTTCAATTTTTACGGAGTTAAAGAAAAAATTATCACTAACTCAATGTGGAAATAATAAATGTGCTTTTCTTAGAGATACATTAGCACCTTTGGTAACAGAAGACACTACGGTCTATAAGGAATTAGAAATTGAAATTTTTTCAGATATTTAACCATTTATATTTATAAGTGTTAAAACAATTAAATGTATAAAACTCGTCCTATCGCAATAAAAAGGTACGCTGCATCTTCGTAGCGTACCTTTTTCTGTGTTAGGATGCAACTCGTCGAAAACTCAATCTGGAACCTGGATATCAATGGTAAACCAGCCCTAAATGCTCTGGGCGAATTGGAGCAGAAGCTACTGGAAACCAAAAAAGCTCAGGAAGACCTCAAACGCGGCACCAAAGAATGGGCCGAATCTCAAAAAGAAATCAAGGCTCTTGAAGCCGAAATCAAGAAAGTCCGTGAAACGATGGGCCTGGCAGGTATGACTGTCAAGCAGTTGGAAGGCTATGCCAAGCAACTTGGCAAGGAAATTAAGGATTTGACGCCGGGTACGGACGATTATATCAAAAAGACCGAGGAGCTGAAACAGGTCAATACCCGACTATCATCTGTTAGGAAAGATGTACGGGCGGTTGCGGAAGAAGCCGATAATTCAAAGGGTACCTGGGGCAGGATGAAGGACTGGATCATGGGTGCCTTTGTGGTGACGGCCATTGTAGAAGCGGGCCGGATGATCGGGCAGTTTGTTGGCGATTCGATTGAACACTTCAAAAAGTTTCAGAGTGCTTCGGCTGAACTTTCAGCAAATACAAAAATTACCGGCAATGAACTGAAATACCTCGAAGAACAGGCTAAAAAGCTGGGCCCGCAAATGGGCAAGACCGGTGATGAAATGTTGGCGGCCTATCAGCTGATGGGTTCGGCGAAATCTGACCTTACGGAAAATGCAGAATCGCTGGCAGCTGTAACCAGGGAAGCGATCATTTTGAGTCAGGCAGGTAAGATTGAGCTCGCACCAGCTACCGAGCTAATGGCTGGGGCACTCAACCAGTTTAATGCACCGGCGTCGGATGCTGGCCGCTTCATCAATGCCATTGCGGCTGGGGCGCAGGTCGGATCAGCTGAGATTTCAGACATGACCAGTGCGCTTAAAGCTTCTGGTACCGTTGCAAATGCGGCAAATGTGAGCTTCGAGCAAACGAATGGTGCGCTTCAATCGCTTTCGACGATCAACATAAAGGGCGAACAGGCGGGAACAATGTTCCGGAACACCTTGATCAAGCTGATGTCTTCGGCGGATGATTTGAACCCACAGATTGTGGGGCTTGATAAATCACTGGAAAATCTTTCAGCTCGAAAAATGAGCACTGCGGAGCTGGCCAAGATGTTTGGTACGGAAAACGTGGTCGCCGCCCAACATCTGATGAATCACCGGGATCAGGTAGCCGAATTTACCGAAGCTTTAACCGGTACGGACGAAGCGTACAAAATGGCGGCGATCAATAACGAAACGCTGGAAGCCCGACAGAAACAGTCGGAAGCTACTACTGCCAATTTGGGCGTTGCCCTGGGCGAAAAGCTAAATCCCTTCATCATTAAGGCCTATGATGCTTTTGGCGTTTTTCAGGAGGTGATGGGGAATGTAATTGACAGCTCTACCCCGCTCTTTGATAGCTTCATGATGCTTTGGGACGTACTGAGCAATCTGTTTGGCAGTGTTGGGAAAGTGATTTCTGCCTTCTTTGGCCTGGACGAAAAGACCAATGGTACCAAGGTGGTGATGCAAACCCTGAGTGTGATTTTCGGGATTGTGGCCGCAGCTGCTGCCGGGTTGGTGCTGGTACTGCAGACGATCATCGACGGCCTGTTGTTTCTGGATGGGAAGATCACCTTTGAACAACTCAAAACCAATGCTGTCAATAGCTTTAATACGATTAAGGCCGGATTAAAATCTACGTTTGTTGATCAGTTTAAGGAAATTGAAGCGCCGGCCGTAGCTGCTCAGGCCGACCTGACCAAGAAGCAAGGTGACGCCCGGGCCGAAGAAGAAAAAAAGACGATTGATAAGATTGTCAATACGGAAACCGCCACTCATGCCCAGGGACTGACCAAAAAGGAAGAAGCCGCTCAAAAGCACCGGGACTCGGAGCAGGCAAAAGCCAAGGCCAAAGCAGAAAAAGAAGAAGCCGACCGGGTAAAAGCCAATGAAACCGCAAACAAGGCCATTGAAAAAATGGCGATTGACGCCATTACGGACGATACCGCCCGTAAGAAAAAGCTGCTGGAATATGAGCTAAATGAAAAGCTGGCCAACAACGCCAAGTCCAAGGCGGATGATCTGACGAAGGTCAACTACGAGATTGCTCTGCGGGCAAAGTTTAAGGCTGATACTGAAAAACTTGAAGCCGATGCCCGTGCCAAAGCGCTGGCCGAAGAAACCAAAAAGCTGAATGCCATCAGCAGACTGGAAGAGCAGCTGCGGACTGAGCGACTGAATCAGGAATATGCTACGACAAAATCAATTTTGGAGCATGCACTTACCAACGAGCGGCTGACGATCCAACAACGCCAACGGCTGAAACTAGACCTGATAGAGCTGGAACGCCAAAACGAGCTACGCAAGATTGAGGACATTGCCCGCGCCGAACGAGCTAAGGCCGTGGAAACGAGTAATCAGCTGATTAAACTGGCCGGGGACGACGCGGACAAGAAGAAGCAAATCCTAAGCGAGCTCGATACTACCATCCGGGGCATTGATGCGAAGCTGATTGCGGATAAGAATGCTGCCAATGCCAAGCATAATGCTGAAACGCGCGATACTGAGCGAAAGAGCCTGGAAGAAAGGAAAGCGAATCAGGAAAGCTTTTTTAGCATGCTGAAAGGTTTGTTGAAAGGTGATTTTGATGCTTTCAATGATTTTCTGAATAAGAAACTCCAAAACGAGAAGGCGATGCAGGATGAGCGCCTTCAAGGCTGGACGGGCAAAACAATGGAAATTCTCAATATTGTGAAGGGGGGACTGGAAGTGTTAAGTGCAGCGAATGAGCTGTATTTGACGATGCAGATTAACCGAAACAATAGGGAAAGGGACGATAAAATCAAGAAGCTTCAACAGCAATATCAGAAGGGCCTGATTGATAAGGTGACCTATGAAACGGGGCTTGCCAATATCAACGAACAAGCCGATGAAAAAGAAAAGCAGCTAAAACTGAAAGCCTGGCGGCGTGACCAGGCCGGACAGATAGCAATGGCGGTGATCAATGGGGCAGCGGCCGCATTGAAATCACTGGCGACCATGGGTTGGCCACTCGGACTTGTAGGGGTGGCGGCCGCAGCAGCTACGACGGTAGCTCAAATTGCGATGATCAAACGACAACAACCGCCAACCTTTGCGCAAGGTGGCAAGATCCGGAATGGCGGAGTACCGGAAGGTCCTGCCCACGGCAGTAGCTACGGGCAATCGGGCATTGCCCTGATACGTCGAGACACCGGTGACGAAGTGGGCGAAATGGAAGGCGGAGAGCCTATATTGATCCTGAGCCGCAATACTTACAAGAACAATGGAAAGGTGATTGACAAACTGCTGAACTCATCGCTACATAGAAATGGTGCACCGGTGTTTGCCGAAAAAGGTGCCTTGTTTGGCTCGGATGGTGGAGATTATCGGGATTTTCTGGAACCCATGAAAGCCGGGCAGATGTACCTGTTTGGCTCCAAAAAGCGCAAAGAATACGACAAAAAGATGAAGGAACAGTATGACGCAGACATGGCCGCCAAGGCTGAAATGGAATCATACATGAACTATGATTATGGCGATTATGGAGCTGATGACTACGGAGCCGGAAGTGATTATGGCGATGGAAGTGGGTTTGATTCCGGAGTAGATTTTGGCGATGGGGGTGATTACAGCGAAGGATTTAACGGAAACGAGTACCAGGACGTGGGCGATGCGGATGCTACCGTTGGGGCTACCAACGCGCAGATCCAGGCGAGCCAGAACATGATGGCCGCAATTGCCCGAAACACTGCCCAAACTGTAAAAGTGGTAACCGAGCTGGCCGATGCCACCAAAGGTATGTCTGGTAAAATTGATCAGCTTATTGGAGCTGCTAACCGTACGGCTGACAATGCCGGAGCAGCTGCTGCTGCCTCCAACCGGGCAGCCGAAGCCTCGAACCGAGCCGCTGACGTAACGAGTATGGCTATTAAAAATGATTTGTAATGAAACGAATGATTGATATAAGGCTTGATGGCACCCCGCTGCACCTGGCTCCCGGCACTGCCTTTACGCTGGAACGCTACAACCCGATCTTTGCTTTTGGCAGCGTGCAAGGCTCTAAGGTCTACCGATTTACAGTACCCTACTCGCCGGTAAACAACCGGTTGTTTCAGTATGCAGCAGACCCGGCAGCCGTATGGGAGCCGAAGAACTACCGTACCGAACAGTATGCGGATGGGGAGCTGATTGAGCGGGGCTTTACAACCCTGGAAGGTGTAAAGCCTGATGGATATGAGCTGAGTTTTGGCAGTAATCTGGGTGATTTCTTTGGTGATCTGCGGGACGTGCCGCTTAATCAGATTGAGTTTGGCAATGAGGTTCTCCCGGCTGATCATGCGGATATTGTTCCGGAGAAAATCGTGGCCGGCCAAACGGTTTATACTTTACCTACGATTTTGAACAATCAATTTTATGGGACTAACACAGTTGCTGGTTTTTCGGGAAAAGTGAACGAATACCTTGCCGGTACCGGCTACGTGGCCGGAGCGCCGAAGGTACCGATGTTCAATCTACACTGGGTGCTACGCAGATTAGGCGAGCTGTGTGGCTTTACATTAAGCGGTGAGTTTATGCAAGATCCGGACGCGCAGCGCCTGATCATCTACAACACTTTTGCGCTCGATGGAGCCACGACCCTGGACTATCGTAACCACCTGCCCGCCGAGCTGAGCCCGCGGACATTGATGCTGGCACTGACGCTCCCGCCCTTTGGCCTGAGTGTGTTTTTTGATGTGCAGCGCCGGGCCGTGATGTTAAGCTATACTGAACAAAAGCTGGCCACGCCAACCAGGCTGGATCTAACGCCTTATACTTTACCAAGTCTGTATCCGGGAAATATGACCGACCGACGTCTGGAATTGGATTGGGAGCTGGATGGGGATGATGGCCTGATGAAAACGATACCGCCTGCGGTGGCAAAATATACCGGACCGGAGTATCTTGAAACTACCTTGTTGACATTAAAAGGGAAGTTTAGCACGCTGATCATGGATGAAGCAACCGGACTTCCGAAGGCCGAGCAACAGGGCATAACGCCCTTGACCGGACAAATGGACAAAAAGTTTAGGCCCAGATTCTTATTTTGGGAAGGCGTGATTGAAGATGTGCCCAGGGCGTCAAGCAGCTACGGAACCACAAGCCTAAGCTTTGTGGGCTCCAACAATCTAAGGGATAAGTATTGGAAGCGATTTGAGGAATTTCGGCTCCGGACTTTTCCGGCGCAGATCCAGGTAGCAATGACTGCGAGCCAACTGGCTCAGCTGGATTTTCACCGCCGCGCAGGTGAAGATGTGGCCGTCCACGTTCGGGGGCTTGACTACTATGTGGCAGCTGTAAAAGCCAGATTGCCGCTCGGTGGATACAGCACCCTGGACGTTTGGCGTAGGTAAATTACCGTCCTAGTATAACCCTCCAAATGAGGAGAGATTTGGCTCAAAGCATACCAAACAAATCTTTTCTTCTTATGAAAAAGCTCTTTTCTATCGGTCTGTTGCTAGTGCTTTGGACCAGTCAAATTCAGGCTCAGCAACGTCTCTCATTAACCATTCCTGGTTCAGGAACCGTGGCCACACAGGAATGGGTACGTGCCGTTCTGGATTCAGCCCTGGGTACCCAACCACCCATTGTTCCGGTAACGCCCCCGGTGGTGATCAGCCCCACTCCCTGCGAGGCTGGGCCGGAGATACGAAGTATAACCAATATCACGACTTCGGAAGCCCGAGTGCAGTTCCACGGTAAGAATGTGTTTGGTCTGGATTTCCAAATCAGTAAGGCTGGTCAGGTGGTCCGCTCTGGACAGATCAAACCAACATCAAGCGTGATCAGAGTGCAGTACTCCAATTTGGAGCCAGGAATTTATCAGTTAAAATTAGCGGGTAATACTTGCACGGGTTCTGATCAGAAGGAGTTTGTCATTCCGGGAAATGAAAGCGGAGTACTAATTCCGGATAGAACTGATCCAGGTACAGCTACCTACGAGCTCTTTATGAATCTGACTGGATTTGGTTACGAACCTGGTTCCCAAAACGGTCTTCATCATGACTGGCCTGAAAGAATTGAAGCTTTTCGCTATGACTGGGGATACGGCATTACAGGTATTCGGCTCAATATTCGTTGGAACGAATGGGAGCCAACCCAGGGCAATTTTACCCGACAGGGCTTGCAGAAGGTGATTGCATACTGCCGCGCGCGCGGGTTAAAACTATCCATTTTGTTCTGGCCTTGGCGCAAACAAGGTGACGGATTTATTCCGGAGGGCCACTACGTGACAGGACATCGAGGGAAGCAGCACGAAATCGAAACGGATAAGCGGATGGGCTCACTTGCTTCTGAGCTGATGAATGCCAAATTATACACTGCTATCCGAGAGCTGTCCGCAGAGCTGAGCAGCTATGAGGGTGCCTATTACCTAAGCCTTGGAACGGCAAGTGCCGAAGAATTTACCAACCCAGTTGTTGGTGAAGGATATGGCGGAGCTAAGGAAATCACTGGTTTTGAACCTGTATTTCAGGAAGGATTCCGAAAATTCAGACTGGCTAAAAACCTTCCCTACGAACGACCGTACATTGTTGAATGGGAAAATGGTGCTGCACTTGATATGAGTACAAATTTGGGAAAGGACTTTGCCCGTTTTATTTCCCTAACGCTCACTGGCTATTTTGAGAACTTCACAAAAGCAGTAAAGGAAGGCTCCGGAGGAAAAGTCCTTTCTGTGTATTCCTATCCAGACGCCGGATCACCCCAAAACGCTTGGTACCTGCACGCAAATTTTGCAAGCCAGGCAGCGGGAGCGGATGGCTTGTTTGGAACTGATGGAAATGACCGTTGGGATAACTCCCGCAAACTGCTCGTAAATGCAGTGAATTTGGGCATGGGAAAGATAAGTATGAACGAATATGACCCCTTTGATTTGTCAAGTGATGGGTATTGCACCGGGATAAACCTTGGCCAGCTTGAACGTGAGTTTGAAAAAAGTTATGCGGCCGGCGTGCAGGTGATCCACCTAAGTATGTCCTACTGCCCAGCTGAAATTCGGGGAATGGAGCCGCACTTGCGCTACCTAACAAAGTATATCGGCAAACCCTATGTTCGCCCTGATCGACCAGTTACCGAAGTTTCCATTACCCCCGCCTACTGGCAGGGGAAGGAAATTTTTGCGCCAGCCTGGACAGGAAGTAATTATCTGAAACCAGTCGATGATGAATTTTGGGGCGACTCCCGCAGAGACTAAGCCTATGAAACTGATTCGATTTTTGTTTTTGCTGGGATTATTTAGCCTGTTAACTGATTGCCGAACCATCCATCGACTTACCAGCAGGTCAGACAGTTCGCACTATCGCTCTTCTGATATGGGGGAGCAATGGCAACGGGAGATAATACGAGAGTATTTACCTGGTCAGGTACGATATGATACCATTTTTCGCCGTGACACCCTACCCGTCCCCTACGTGATCCGGGTTCCTGAGCCTTACCCCGTCCGGGAAATCGTACGTGAGTCGGGTACCCGGCAGCAAAGCGCTCAGGAAGAAACGCAAGTACAAACACTCACCTCTGAAAAAGATAAACATACGCCACTGATGATTCAGGCCATGATGCTCTTATGCGGATTATCGGTTTTCGCAGCAATTTTTTTGGCAGCTATAACTCTACTACGAAAATGAAACACTTGATTTTGGCTCAGGCAGTCGAGCAGAAGGTACTGACCGAAGGCTTTAACCTTGCCCGCGATGTAACACCCGCCTCAATGGCCGGCTACGCGTTTGCCGTCATTGTGCTAGTAGTGGGGTTATACGTTTTTTACAAGCTCTATTCCAAAGAAAAAGACTACAATAAAGAGGTCACCAAAGCAATGGGCGATTTTAGCCAGAAGTCCATTGAAGTACTCGTAGCCGTAAAAGGTCGCCTGGATGATCAGCAGCGAATGGGCGATAACATCACAGAAATCCGCCATCAAGTTGATGGTCTCGGAGCTAAGTTTGATGAGCTTAACCGTAAGCTGGATCGGGGAACCAAAACCGTACTTGGCTAATGGAATGGCTACCCATTTTCATTTTAGCCTTGCATGGAACGCTGGGCTATTTTTTGTTTCAGGCATTAAAGGAAAGAAAAGAATGGAAATCTTAGTAAACCGTTTTGGTTTCAAATCGAACAGTACCCTCAGTCAGTTTTTTGTAAATGGTAGCGCACGGGAATACATCCTGGAAGATAAAGACCGTGGCCTACGAAGTGATATGACTCTGGATGAAATCCAAAAGATCAAGGTATGGGGACAAACGGCTATCCCGACCGGTCGCTACCGGGTTACGATGCGTTACTCACCAAAATTTAAGCGGTGGCTCCCTTACCTCAATAATGTTCCTGGGTTTGAGTATATCATGATTCATCCCGGGAATTTTATCAAAGACACCCTTGGCTGCCTGCTCCCTGGGCAATCTTATTCCGTATTTAAAAATGAGTACCTGGTAAATAATAGCCGGAAGGTGGCTAATCCGCTGATCCGAGAGATCAATGATGCGTTGGAGCGTGGGGAAGAAGTTTGGTGTGAAATTTCACAAGCTTGATTTCGAAAAAGCCCGTAGGTGAAAAATACCAAATCGGGCTTTTTTACATTAATTCTACTAGTACATATTGAATTACATTTCCTCTAATTCTAACCTAATCAACCGCTCATCTTCACGAGCATAGGCATCCAGGCTGCGATCTGTCCGGAGTCCAAGAATCACCTTAACAGCTCCACGACGCCAGCCGAGTGTATTAAGCAGATAACTGCTAAATGTTTTCCGACCGGTCTTAACGCTGATTTGGGACGCCAGCGGTTCCGGGAATTTCAACTCCATTGCTACGAGCTTCAGGTAATCATTCATCTTGACATTGCTGGTAAAAGGCAACTTATGCCAACCTCCATACTTTTCCACTATTTCTACTACCTCTGGAAATATTGGAACACGTGCCATGATACCGGTTTTTATCCGTCGCCATTGAATCCACTCCCGACCTTGCTCGTCAATATGAACAGCTTTCTCAAAATTTCGGGCAAGTGCTCTGAGATCTTCATAGTGAAACCCGGTACGGCAGTAAACAATAAACACATCTGCCGTCCGCTGAAGTCTGGGATTCTGGAAACGATGGGCCCTAAGTTTCTCAAATTGCTCTTGGGTTAAAAATATAGGATCAGCCACTTCTTCCATTTTTACTTTAAATCCTTCCAAAGGATTGTTTGGGCTCAGACCGTGTAATTTGGCAAAGATGCAGACTTGCTTTACTACACTCAAATGTTTACGCTTAGTGCTTTCAGCATATTTTTTTTTATGAGTCAGGAAATTTCGGTAAGCCAAAAATTTGGGTAAATCGAATTCTGATACCAACACTTTTGTTTGCCGGACATTACCAAGATGCTCCAACAATGCAGCCTGAATACCTCGATAGGATTTAAGTGTATTGGGCTTTACTCCGGAGTCGACAATGAACCGCTCGAAAGCATCTGCTAAGGTGGCAATTTCATCCGACTCGGCTAGATATAACCTCTTGATTGTATCTGCCGTAAAAGGCTGACGTTTTTGACAGAGTGTATTAAAAATTGTCAGTAACTCGTTTTCAATGTTTGAAAGGAGTTGATTGTAGGCAGTACCATTCCCGGAGGTAGGTTTGAAGCGGTTTCGGCCAGGATCAAATTCATCCCATAACGCACTGATTCCCACTGATCCAAGATCAGCGCGATCACCGGAAACGGTAATCCGGCAATAAATGTTTGTGTAACCTTTACGTTTGGAGCGATGTCTCCAAAACAAAATGTCCATTCTTTTTTTTCATTATTAGAACAAGTTTGGTTTGAGCCCGCCCTTGTTCAAATGTTTGTACCAACAT